AGCAGCAGATCTACATCTACCCAGACGCCAGCGGCGGCAGCCGCAGCACCAACGCCAGCCAGACCGACATCCAGATCCTGGAGTCTTACGGCATGTCGAATCAGTCACCACGCAGCAACCCGCCAGTGCGCGATCGGGTATCGGCTGTGCAGGCGCTGATGGAGAACGGCAAAGGGCAGGTGCGGCTGCAGGTGGCGCAGGGTTGCCGCCGCGTGATCGAATGCCTAGAGCTGCAGTGCTACAGCGACAAGGGCGAACCTGATAAGGATGCAGGGTTCGATCACATGAACGACGCGCTCGGCTACCTGGTATGGCGTGAGTTCAACCCGCTGCATGCTGGCGCTGGCCGCAGCACTGGCATCAGGCTTTACTAGACAGCCCATCAATGACTGAAGCCGTAAACTGATGGCATTCTCAGCGGCTAGCGCTCGTGTATAGCGGTTACAACTTCTATGACCGGCCGCTAGCGCAGCGCACCGTAGCAAAGGTCAACGACCCAAATACGAATTGGTATGCGCAAGAGCCGCATTGGCTGCTGATTGAAGATCTGCTGCAGGGCACCTATGGCATGCGCAAGAAGCATCGCCGCTATTTGCCGCAGGAGCCCCGCGAGCTGGATGAGTCCTACGACAATCGCCTATCCCGTAGCGTCTGCCCGCCGTACTACATCCGCCTAGAGCGCATGCTGGCGGGCATGCTCACCCGCAAACCGGTCCGGCTGGATGACACCGCCGACATCATCCGTGAACAGCTATTTGACGTAGACCTGCAAGGCAACGACCTCAACGTGTGGACCTATGAGGCAGCCCGTAAGATGGTGCGCTATGGCCACGTTGGCACATTGGTGGATGCACCGTCTAATGGCGGCAGACCCTACTGGGTGACCTACACACCGCGGCAGATCCTTGGCTGGCGCACAGAGACGCAAGAAGGCAGGCAGGTGCTGACCCAGCTGCGGCTGGCGGAAGTGGTCACGGTGCCAGATGGTGAGTTTGGCGAGAAGGCCGTCGAGCAGGTTCGTGTGCTGACGCCTGGCGAGTACCGCATCCATCGCAAAGCCGACAGCGGTGAGTTCACAGTCGTTGATGAAGGCCGCACGAGCCTTAGCCAGATCCCGTTCACCATTGCCTATGCGCAGCGTCATGGGTTCATGGAATCCCGTCCGCCGCTGGAAGACATTGCAGAGCTGAACCTCAAGACCTATCAGGTGCAGTCGGACCTTGATAACCAGCTGCACATCTCGGCGGTACCGATGCTGGCGTTCTACGGGTTCCCGTCAGCAGCCGAAGAGGTATCAGCCGGACCCGGCGAAGCAATCGCGTTTCCAGCCGAAGGCCGCGCCGAGTACATCGAGCCAGCCGGTCGCAGCTTTGACGCGCAGTTCCGCAGACTTGAGCAGCTTGCGCTGCAGATCAATGAGCTAGGGCTGTCCGCAGTGCTAGGTCAGAAGCTGAGCGCCGAGACAGCTGAGGCAAAGCGCATTGATCGCAGCCAGGGCGATAGCACCATGATGGTGATTGCGCAGAATATGCAGGACGTGATCGACAACTGCCTGCAGTTTCACGCGCAATACCTCGGCAATGCAACTGCTGCCGGTAGCAGCTATGTCAACCGTGACTTCCTCGGCGCACGCCTTGAGCCGCAGGACATCACTGCGCTGCTGTCGCTTTACACCGCTGGCACCATCAGCCAGGAAACCCTGCTGCGTGAGCTGGCCGAAGGCGACGTGCTAGGCGATAACTTTGACGTAGACGAAGAGCTGGATGCTACATCCAATGCGGGGCTTGATCTACCGTCTGATGGACAGTGAGCACACCAGAAGCGCTATATCGCAACGCCATCGACCTGAACAGGTATAGCAATAGCGTTGCGCGGCGCATTATCAATGCCTACAACGACATCATCGTTGATGCAGTTAATCAGCTGCGGACCATCGATGAGCTTGCTGCACCTGTAAAGGCCGCCAGGCTGCGGGCAATCCTTGCGCAGTTAAAGGACAGTCTCGGCACTTGGGCGGGCGATGCAACGGAGATCACGGCGGCTGAGTTGCAGGGCATCGCGCAGCTGCAATCCGAGTTCGTAACCGATCAGCTTCGCAAAGCGCTACCGGCTGGCGCACGGGATGCGGTCAACACCGTGGAGATCAGCCCGCAGTTTGCGCAGTCGGTTGTTACCACCGACCCGACACAGCTCAACGTAGTGGCGCTCAGTGATGACCTATTCGCTGCAGTGCAAGGCGCCCCAACCACGTTTAATCTGACCGCTGCACAGGGTGCCACAATCACGCTGCCTAATGGCGAGGTAGTCACCAAAGCTTTCAGAGGCATCGCTGTAGACCAGGCCGAGCGGTTCAGCCAGGTGGTACGGCAGGGACTGCTGACTGGTGAGCCCACGCCTGCCATTGCTAAACGGCTGATCGGCAGCCTGCAATTTGGCGAGGAAGCCAAGACAGTGAAGCAGTTGATCGCTGCAGGCGGGCAGGCAACAGCAGTGGCAGACAATCAAGTCATCGCCCTGATACGCACCAGCATTAACCAGGTGGCCAACACCGCCAGCCAGCAGGTGTACGAGGCCAACCAGGACATCACCAAGAAGTACCGCTACGTTGCCACGCTGGACACCCGCACCAGTGCAAGGTGCGCAGCGCTTGATGGGCGGGAGTTTGAATACGGCAAAGGTCCGATGCCGCCGCAGCACTTCAACTGCCGCAGCACCACTGTGCCAATCATCGACCCAGACATCCTGCCGCCGTCAACGACAGCCACCCGCGCCAGCAAGGATGGCCAGGTGCCGATCAACCAGAGCTACGGCGAGTGGCTATCCAAGCAGCCACGCAGCGCACAAGCTGATGCGCTTGGCCCTGGCAAGGTTGCATACTTCAACCGGCTTGCCAAGAAATACGGCCCACGCGATGCCATCGCCAAGCTAGTACGCGATGATGGATCAGAGTTAACCTTAGATCAACTCCGCAAACGATATGGACCTGCCTAACCTGCGGCACTTTCGCAACGAGGGACTGTTTACGGTCAGCTCAGATCCTGTTGAAGCATTAGCCGGTGAGGCATGGGTGCCAGCGATCTACACCGACAAAGGATGGGCAACAGCAGACGGCGCTAGCCTGCTGGCAGGTATTGAGGAATGGCGGCATGGCAAAGAAGCCGACCAAGGCGGACAAGAAAGTCGCCAAGGTGATGGGCGAGTTCAAGCGGGGAACACTGCAAAGCGGCAAGCCAGGCCCCGGCAAGGGACCAAAGGTCAAAAGCCGCAAGCAGGCAATAGCCATTGCTCTATCTGAAGCCGGTAAAGCCCGCAAGCCAAAAGGTAAAAAGTAATGGCACGTCGCACCATCAGACGAGACAGGAAGGGCCGGTTTGCTGGCTCTGGTGGCGTTACCTACGGCAATCGCAGTGACAGGGATTCGGATAGGCGTGCAGCGAGACGCGAGACAAGCAAGCTCAATAAAGAGCAAGCAGTATTACGGCAAAAGCTAGACAAATTAAAAGCCAACGCTCCATCGGCTAAAGCTGCATCAGCTCGTGCTGGCCTGGCTGCCGCACAAGCCAAAAAGGCTGCTGCCACTGAGAAGCTAGCGGCAAGCAAGGCCAGGATGGCTGATCTCAAGGCGCAGCTCGCCGCAAGCAAGGCAAGGCTTGGCGGCAAGTCAGCAACCAAACGCGGCGGCCGGTCGTGATCACCTATCGCGGCGAACAGTTTGAGGGTTACAACAAACCCAAGCGGACGCCAAATCATCCGACCAAATCACATGCGGTACTGGCCAAGGAGGGCGAGACCATCAAACTGATCCGGTTTGGTCAGCAGGATGTCAGCGGCAGCCCGCCACGCAAAAACGAGTCAGCAGCAGATAAAGCCAGGCGGGCATCATTCAAGGCAAGGCATGCCAGCAACATTGCTCGCGGCAAGATGTCTCCGGCGTTTTGGGCTGACAAGGTGAAGTGGTAGCTCAGTAGACTGCTAGTAACCGACACGGAACCATGGCACAACGGCGAGATTCAAAAGGAAGATTCGCCGGCGGCGGCGGCGGCGGCGGCAGGAAAGGTGGCGCTCCTAAAACCACAAGTGCACGCGGTCGTGCGCAAGCAGTAGAGCGCAAGGCATCAAAGGAGCTTAAGGCTGGCGGCGGCAACAAAGCGGCAAAAAGTAAAGCTACGGCGCAACGCGCGCGAGATTACTACAAAGCAACCAGCACCGGAACAAAGCGGAGTGCAGTAAAAACTAAAACTAAGCCGTCGATAGCCGAGCGCAAGCAAGCATTGGTCAAAAAAGTCAGCCAGGACACCCTTGCGGGGCGCAAGGTAAGCTCAGCGGCGCGGAGCTATGTAAGAGCACAGCAAACCGCAAAACAAACAAAGACCGGCAAGGGCAACAAGGCCGCAAGGCGGATGGCTAGTCTCGGATAAAGTCATCCCAGCTACCGAGATCTTTCATCAAATTTTCGGCAGCGGCTGAAATCAATATCAAATCTCCATCTTCGTCTTTTGCAACAGCGGTAACTGCCGATACATGCAAGTTGCCTACGGCGGCATAAAGCATCGCCTCGGCGCCATCTTCGTCGATGTCGATCATGCCTTGCATGGCATTGCGCAAATCCCGCAACGTTACGCCGTTTTCATTGCTGCGTAGAATCTTCATCGTTTAGCTCAAGAGCAAAATAAGCTTACCATTGGATGGTAGAATTAACGCGCACTTTATCCCTGCGGGATACGCATGTCTGATGAAAACCAGATCCAGGAGCCTGCGGCCACTGGTGACACCGAAGCGCTGCAACGCAGTGTCGAGGCGCTTGAGCGCAAGAATAAAGAGCTGATCGCTGAGTTACGCGCTGCCAAGAAAGCGCCAGCGTTGCCTGATGGTGTTGATGTCAATGAGCTATTGGAGTTCAAGCGCAACCACGAGCAACAGCAGCTTGAATCACAAGGCAAATACCAAGAAGCGCGACAGGCTCTGGAGCAACAGTTCCGTGAGGCGACGACGGAAAAGG